CTGGATGTCTTACGATCCAGTGACTACCTATAGTCTACCATAACCCCTATGCTAGTGCTATTACTTATCCCAGACAAAGTTATTTCCGAAGTGACCATATTCAGCGGTTTTGGTGTATATAGGAGCTCTTAGGTTTAGTAAAGCAATTATACCGTTAGGGGACAGGTCGTAACCACCAATCGGCTCAGAAGCGCCGTCAATGATTACAGTGGCTTCAACCGGCTGATCGTATCCTATAGCGTATGCAAGTCTTACAAACACCTCCTTGGCGCGCCTGCCTTCTAAATAGTCGACTGCGATGCGCCTTGCCATATATGCGGCACTTCGGTCTACCTTGCTCGGGTCTTTACCACTAAAGCAACCGCCACCGAGGGGAACTGTAGGACCGTAGTTATCAACAGCTAGCTTGCGACCAGTAAGACCAGTGTCTGCCTCAAAACCGCCTATATTCCAGTCCCCAGCCGGGTTGGAGCGTATAACCGTCTTTGCTTTTACAGGTTTATCTGATCCCCACGACCTGACCAATTCATTTAGCTCGGCTGTAGGTACATTTTGCCAACTGGCAACCGCTGTGTCAATTTTGCCATTATCATCAAGAGTGATTTGTGTTTTACCATCATAAGGATGCAGCTTATAAATAAATTGGTTAAGGCTTCGTGCCAGTACAACCTCAAGAGGCAGTTTCTCTTTTGTTTCACTGGTTGCATAGCCAATCATTATGCCTTGGTCTCCTGCGCCACCTGTATCAACGCCGGAGGATATCTCGGGGCTTTGTTTTACTACATTGATCTGCACACCGTACTTGTCTCCAAGCATCGCTATAACAATACTGCGTATATCAACGTATGCAGTGGTGGTTAGCTCGCCGGTAATAGTTATAATTCCATGACCACCCATTGTTTCAATTGCAACCCTGCTATTCTTATCTTGCTCTAGGCACGCATCTAAAATTGCATCCGATATACGGTCACAAATCTTGTCTGGGTGCATTGGCGATACAGACTGTGCTGTTCTCATAACTCTTTCTCCTTATTTTTATAATATTCAACCACTTCCTTAATATATCTATGCTCAGGGTCATAGCCTTTTATAAAAGCATCCAGAAAATCATGCACACTACTAAACACATCAAAGTGCCAAGCACCCTTCTTCTTGAAGGGATTAGTTACCCACGCATTTTGCATATCTATTGACCAAACATTCGACATAAAATCATTTGCTAATTTTCTTGCATACTTTTCTGTAATATCACCGCTTACTATTAGCTTTCTTTCAACCAAGTTACCTTCAACTGTTGCCTTTTTCATTATTCCTCCTTATTTTTATCGTAATTAAACCAACCAGATGATCGGACCGAGTCAATTGCGTGCGATGCAATGTTGCGAAGTATAGGCTTAGGATCTATTTTTATTTCTGGCGGCTTTATAAAATACTCGGCTACATCTTCGGGTATAAGCTCTGTGCGTCTGCTAGATTGATGCTCCATAAACAAATCTCCTTTTTTTAATTAAACCATAATGCTTTGACCTGTACCAGAAATGGATGCCGACTTCTTAAAGCGGATCGCTCCGTAATATGCAAATGCAACAGCTTCTGTGGGGTCAGACTGGATGTCGTTATTCATACTAGCGTAACCAAACATTCCATCCTTGCCAATACCACGCCTTTTTACAGTTCGGATGGATACATTAAGTGCAGGTTGGTCAAAGTGGGTTAATAGCTTATGCTCTATACCCTCGTAAAAAGAAGCGTATGCAGCACCGGCTTCTTTTACATTCGGAGTAAGTATCTTCTTGGACATCTTTCTCTCGGACCGCACAAGCTCCTCTACAAGTAACTGAGTACCTGCAGCGCCGTCAATTATTATCTTTGCACATTTCCTCCATCGGTTCTCTGCCAATAGCCATGCAGTAAGCCAGTGTGTACCAGCGCTCATTTGTTTGCGTTCGACTAGCTCTATGTGGACCTTGCCGCTCGGCATCTGCACTCCAACTGCTAATGATACAGAGCTACCATCTGGGGCAAACTTTATGGCGTATACAAGGCTTGGGTTTTCTGGGAGCTGGACCGCCTTTACAGACAAAGGAAGCCATTGATCGTCTGAAATAGCACGCATATTTTCAACACCTGCCACCCAGCCAAGACGCATCTTATTAAAGCTATCTATAGCCATCTTTGTTGACTCGGACCGGACAGCGGCTTTCATTAAGAAATAACCAAGGCTAGGGTTGGCTTTATACCAAGCCTCTTCATCGCTTGGCTCGGTAATAGTATCAACTGACCACTCCTGCCAACATACATCGTGGCTTTTGCCGTCAAGCACACTTTTGCGCAGACGTATAAAAACAGTACCCTGACCGCCACCGCTTGGTGGAGTTCCTGCGCGGATAGTTTGATAGTTTTGCTTCTTACCTGATGAAATTGTAGGCAGCAGAGCTTCCTGCTGTCCATCGGTCTCTTCCTGATCCTCGTCAAGTATTAGTACATCGTTTGTGCTACCGAGACCATTTGTGCGTGTACGAGTTCGGAATACGCACCTGCCCCTGTTGCGAAGCTCAACGTAATCTAGGCTTTTTGGCTCTTGATCAAACTCGTCAGTTAGCATATCGCGGATCTCTTCATCAGCATCATAAAAGAAGCGTTGGATGCGCCTTTTTATTTCCGATACTGTAGTCTCGCTTTGAGCGGTGTAAATAAGTGCTTCGCCAAGAAATACCATGCCACCAATTATTCTGGCGATTAATAGCTCTGATTTGCCGTTTTGGCGCGGTACTAATAGTCCGCAATCTGGGTTTACCCATTTACCGTCCTCATCTAGAGCCATCCACCTATACAGGACCGCCTTTTGCCAAGGTAATAGTTTAAGACCGTAATGCTCCAATAGCTCTATAGTCTTATCGGCTAGCCAAATATCACCGTTCTGATATACGTCAATGCGCGGTTTTTGATCGCCGTAGCGCCTCATGCCTTTATGAGCCACGTTATTTCTCCAAATCTTCTATTGTTACTCTTGATCTAAAGCTGGTATGCCTAGACCCACCACCATTATCACTTGGACGTTTTCTGCTTGCTCCGTTCATGTCACTTAGTAATTCGCCTAGCTTGGTGTCTTTTTTAGGACCGAGCCTTTTCTCATAGTCAGCAATCTGTGTCATGATCTCGGTCAATTCACGTGCCAGAGCAGCCGTGTCGCGCGCTCCTGCGCCTTGTTGGAGTTTCTCGGCTATTCGGTCACGTGTAGCCTTTAAAACGCCTAGGCGGTCATTAGCAAGCGCCAGCTCAACTATTGTCTTGTGGTTTTTGGCTCTGGCGGCGTTATTAGTAAGTCCCGATTGGTGGATCTTGTCTATTCGGTGTGGGTTGCTAATAATATCGTGCCAACGGCTCAGGGCAGCATAGGCTTCTGTGTTTAATATATCGCGACCTGTTATAGCCAATATCTTTATTACATTAGGCGATAGGGTTTTAAAGTAATTAAGCCACGCATCGTAATCTTTTTGGCGAGTTATTTTAATTTTTAGATTGCGCTCATTCCACTCTGTCTGCATCTGGACAAAATACTTATGACTTAATTTAAAGAACCATGCCTCATACATCTCATTTGTAATAACAGGTTTGGTGGGTTTTTTAGTTGTCTTTTTAATTACCAACTTGGTGGGTTTTTTAAGTTCTTTTTTTGTTTCTTTTTTGGCAGTCATAAACTAGACCACGCCGTTCCAATACAGGTTTTCGTAGTTATAAGATGCCTTATCGGTATATGCAGATGCGAGTAGGCTTCTGGTTTTAACAGCCTTGATTAATTTTAGTCGAGGATCGCTTATTTTATAGCTGCTTAAGTATACAGGGAAAGTCCTTGTCATAACCCATTCATAAAACTCTTTATGATCAAAGCCGCCCTCCTTGTACTCCGCTGTGTTTTCATACGGCGGATCGCAATATACAATTATATTTTTACCAGTTATATTAACCTCTTTGTAGGTTTTGCCTGAAGTAATATTTAGGCGCTGCAGACTAGGCATCTGCTGTATTTGTTTAAGACGTTCTAGCCTAGCCATGTGCTGTAGTGGACCAAGCTCGGGAAGTTGCCGGTTTAATACTATTCTTCGTTGATACGGTGTCTTGTACCTTTTACTGTCCATGTATATACGAGTATTAAAATCAACCCTCTTAAACATCTCGTCAACGTATTTATTATTAAACTGCTCCAGAAAGTCGATATTACCTTTGCCGGTCATAACGAGTTTTGTAGCTTCCTGCTTGAATTCCTCAATTCTTAAACCGTACAAATAGCTTTTTTGGTTGTTGCCAAACGTCCAGCAGGTCTGCAATAATCCACCGTACCAATCCTCTCGGGTATAGTCGCGCTCGAAGTCCTGCCGGGGTATAAAGTCAAAGGGTATGTCTCCGCCGTCTTTTAGGTACTGGAGCAAGCCACCAACTGCATTAGACAGCTCGTTATAGTGAACGCTTATTTTTGGATATTTACGGACCGCATAAAGTGCTATGCTAGCCCCTCCTCCAAATAAGTCGTAAAAGTGTGTTACGCCGGGATGTCTATTTACAATAAACGGTATAAACTTGTCGACAAGTTTTTGCTTTGACCCCATATAAGGGATGCCATAGTGTCGCGCCATATCAACTCCATTTCTTTAGTCCTCAAACTCTAGACCGCAACTTGGGCATACGTGGACTTTATCAGTGCCGTCTTTACTGGCAGGATCATCACCCTCTTCATTAATATCACCAAAGTTAAAGTTCTGAAGTCCCCAGTCGCTTAGCTCGTTAGTATCCCACTGGTTTGCAATAATATCAGTATCCCACTCACCAGATGCATTATTGTCTTTAATTATAAACTCGCGTTTTTGTTTTTCTGTAAATCCTGTAACCTGCTTGACTGTTACATCCGAGTAGCCGAGGTCTTTTAGTGCATATATACGCTGATGCCCTCCAAGTATTGTAAGATTTTCATCCACTATAATCTCGCGGAGCTGTTTCATCTCAGGAAAGTCCCGGAGTGATTTCTTTAATGCTTCGTAAGCCTTTTTATGAATTTTTCGGGGGTTAAGATCATTAGCGATTAGCTTGTCGATCTTTTCAACATATATTTTAACTGTGACTTCTTTTGCCATTGCGCCTTCTCCTTTTTATTCCGGGCAGTTCCCGTATGCGATATGGTTGATGTCGTAATTATAACATAATAATTAGCTGATATAATAATACTTAGAATGGAGCAATAAATCTATATGGACCGGCAACCGAAGAAACCCTGCAAGCACTGCCGCATGATGGGACATTTCTCTTATGCGTGTTACCAGAACCCCAAGAGGGCTTTAAAAGCGATCAAGCGCTCTCCTATAAATAAGGTTGGAAAGACAACCAAACAATGGCATGTTACAAGAGCAACTTGGATTAGAAAGAACCCACCACCAATAGACAATCTGTATTGGGAGTGTTATTTAAAAATTCACGAGTGGTGTCCTAGTCGTATAGACATAAGCCACCTGACTCTGGACCACGTTATTAGCCGTAGCCGAGACCCGAGCCTTCGGTTTAATCTCGGAAACCTTAGACCATGCTGCATATACTGTAATGAAAAGAAGGGCAGCCTTTCACTTGATCAAGTCAAGCCGGGTGTTGTATAATAAAGTTATTCAGTAAACAAAATAAACACTGAACCAATAAAAAGAGCGCTTTTGCGAGGGCGCTCTTTTTATTAACGTTACCAATTATTTGAAAGCGGCACAGGGTTTTCTACCTTTAGACCTTCGTAATCCTCAGCCATCTTTGCACCTTTTTTACGGTTGCACTTACTATGTGTTAACTGTAGATTGTCCATTTCGTAAAAAGCTCCGCCGCGCGACTTTGGAACGATATGATCAACCTCAACAGCTAAAGATGTAAAGGCTTCTGCTTCCAAATCAATATATCCTTTACAAATAGCGCAGTAAGGTTCTTTACTCGCAATTGCTCTTTTGCGAGCTTGCGCCCACTGCGTTTTACTCCAGACCCTCTTTTGTAAATCTTTATTGGGCATTATGAAACTATTTTGATTTCACTTCTATATCGTTTACGGCAGGGTCTTCCGGTACTAAGTACGGCATATCAAGTACGCCTATTGCCTGAATAGCCAGTGTACGCCTGTGGTACTCTCTTTCAAGTAATCCCCTCGCGGCTTCGTATTCGCCACCTTGGGCAGCCTGTTCCCTTAGCTTGTTAAGCTCAAAGGCTGACAGGGTTTCCACGAATGGTTTTTCCATAATGCTTATATTTTAACACTATTTCTTAATATTTGGAACGGCGAACACACCTGCTGAACCAGCAACTGCTAGTAGTACAAGATACCATTCACTTTCGGTAACAATCCAAAGGGCTTCTGTTTCGGTTGGTGCTACTACAAACAGTAATACACCAAGTACAGGTACAAGTGATACCCATAGCTTGTTGAACGGTGCAAGTGCGGTTATGATTTTGTTAAACATTTTGTTATTCTCCCTTTTCTTTAGCTCTTGATTGAGCCATTTAATTACTTCGGTCTGGGCTTTCTGGAACTCTTGTTCCTGTCTCCTTCAACTTTTCATTTAATCTTAAACAACTTTGCCCACACCGCTGATAAAAGACTGCCGATTGAGCGGTCATCATCGCTTTTAACGACTTCTTTGATAACCTCGACCTC